AGATCTTAAGTCTGGCCCCTTTGACCAGGCTCGGGAACGTTACCTGAAGATAAATCAATCTATCTTATAAAACTATGACGAAATGATACTGTTTCATTCCGAGTTAATTAAGTCAACTAATCTTCTCCTCCAGCTGGGTTCGAACCAGCGACCTATCGGTTAACAGCCGAGCGCTCTGCCAACTGAGCTATAGAGGAATATTAGGAGAGGATTGAATCGAACAATCGACCTCGTGGTTATGAGCCACGCGCGCTAATCCACTGCGCCACTCTCCTAAATGTGCCCGCTGTGGGACTTGAACCCACGACCACAAGATTAAAAGTCTTGCGCTCTACCGACTGAGCTAAACAGGCGTATGGTAGCGACGGGATTTGAACCCGCGAAGCGTATAGCATGCGATCTTGAGTCGCACCCCTTTGACCAGACTCGGGAACACTACCCGAAAACTATATAGAGAGATGCTTTTCCTCCCTTTTGTCTATAAAAGACGTGCCCGCTGTGGGACTTGAACCCACGACCACAAGATTAAAAGTCTTGCGCTCTACCGACTGAGCTAAACAGGCGGATGACAGCGACGGGATTTGAACCCGCGAAGCGTTAACGCACAGGATCTTAAGTCCTACCCCATTGACCAGACTAGGGGACACTGTCTGAAATGTATAACGGATTTTACTATGAAGAGGAATACTTTTTTCCCCTGGAATGATAGCGGCGGGATTTGAACCCGCGAAGCGTGACGCACAGGATCTTAAGTCCTACCCCATTGACCAGACTAGGGGACGCTATCTAAATGCCTCTTTAAAAGAGGGCTTATATCCATGACGGGATTCGAACCCGCAACCTTCAGATTAGAAGTCTGACGCGCTATCCAGTTGCGCCACACGGACAAAACCATGAATCTATTCCATGGCGAAATCAAATTTTTATTTATATTAAAAGATGATTCCTGTTACCTCCGGCGGGGCTCGAACCCGCGACCTCGGGCTCATAAGACCCGCGCTCTAACCAACTGAGCTACGAAGGCTTCAACCCCTAAGTAGATTTACTTCAAGTAGCAAATCAAATTTTTATACAAATTGGAAGAATCTTAGAATAGATTCTTCAACTACACTCTTTATAAAAGGATAATCTTTAAATAATTTTATTTAAACTTAGGATATCATAATCTATTCTTCTAGAGAATCAAATAAATTTGATTTGAATTTTATATTTTTTTTTCATTGCAAATTAAATTCATTACAAGACTATCTTCTAAATTTTATATCTTCAAAAATGTCCGCTTCCTATACTCTGAATGGAACAAAGCCCTCGGACATCGGTGGAATTATCGGAAAGGGAGCTTCAGGTCTCAAGAAGGTTATCTCAGAATCATGGAACATGTATGAAATGTTCCAAAAATCAGAACAAAAGATTGACGAACCAAAGCCTAAGCTTCGTATCAAGCTAACAGAATCTGAAGATTCCGTGATTGCTGAAATCATTTCAGATTCGGAATCAATGCGGAAGTTCGCAAAGAATCGTCTCGACAAGAATATCTCCGAATTTCATTCAAAGAAATCACTTCGTGCCCATACATTCCTTGCTGAACTTCCCCACCATCTCATCGGTAATGTTATCGGTGGGAAGGCAAAGAATCTGAAGCGAATCCTTAACAATGCTGTAAAGGATAATCAAACTATCATCATTCACAATGATGATATTGAAACAGCAAAAACAGCACGTCTCAAAATCAATGAAAAGTCTTTTGAATCTACTCAAGATCTCATTGATTTTAAGAAGGACAAGAAGAATGTATCCTTTCTGGGATGGCCACCGGAACCTGATGATGAATACACCGATCATGTCGCAATCACAGTCACTTTCCATCCTAAAGCCAAGCCTTTCAAAGATTACTCTCTTTACATTGAGAGTCTTCAATCATCACTGAATGATTCCATTCAATTTGTCACCGACAAGCATGAAGAACAACTTGAAGAGATTCAGGAATGTATGAATAGCGAATTTTAAAAAGAACTTGTTCCTTGAAAAAGGAATAGGAAAATAAATATTAATCATTCAATAACTGATCAAAACTAAATAATGTATCAATAGAATTAGTTTCACCTGTATTTGCTATAATTTTTTTTCCAAGAATCATCATTCCATTAGCTGTAAAAAAATTATTAACATCGCTTATAAAAGAATTACTACAATATTGATTATTTGATCCGCATGTACATTGAATATATCCTTCATTTGTAATACCATTATATGTTCCTTCAGGAAAACAAGGATCTGCTTCATTAAACTGTTGAGATTTCATATTATCACGATAAATACATCCAATACATTTTTGAATACATTTACCTGTTTCCTGACATCTACTATATCCTTCAGGACAGTGTCCCTCAGGGATTGATGTTTTACCTGGTCCTTCATCTGTAATAAATACTTTCCCTGTAAATCCCTCAACTAAACGATTATGAGTAATACCTCTTTGAATAGAAATATTATTCATTCTTGCTGTATCTTTAACTTCATCAAATAATTCTTGTTTCATAGGATCATCTTTACAATTAAAATCTAATTCACTATTTTTATCTTGAACACATTTTCGTAACATGTCTGAAGCATTTTGTGATGAACCATCTAAATAAAAACATTGTAATTGATCTTCCATTGTTGTCATTCTATATTCTAATAAATAATAAAAAAATTTGATTTTATTATTTGAACCAATTTTTTAACGAAGTATTATGGAAGAAGAAATAAAATCAAATACAACTGAAATTATTCAAATCGATAAAATGTTCGTTAACGATGTAAAAGAACTCAAACAAAAATATCTTACAATAAAAGAAAAAATTTATAACGAAATCATTCAAGAAATTAATGATAAATTTATTAAACAATAATTAAGGACGAGGTAAATCTTTTAACTTATCTAATGTATCATTTAATTTTTTCCATGTCTGTTTAATAGATTGATGTTGTTCATCATTATCACCACTAAATAACCATGCGACTCTATCAATTGTATCTTCATCATATTCTATTTTTTTATTGATACAAATTCTACGAATAAAATTCTTCATTTCTTGATTATTTTCAATATCTTGAATTTTCTCAAATCCAAATTCAGTTAATGTTACAATCTTACCTGTTATTTCGTTATTCTTACAACTATTGATGAATTCATGAAAATATCCTCTTATTTTCGGTGATATTAGTGGAACTAAATATCCTGAAAAAATAAAATATAACCAATGATTCGTTATCTCTTCACATGATATATCTAAATTATCCCATGATCCATCAGTAAAATTATCCATTTTTTTAATATTTTATTCTATTATTTTAAATAAATATTCATGAGGAAATTACCTGAAGTATCAGAAAAAGAGATTTATATGGCTCATCTTAAGAAATTAAGGGATCGTTGTGATGATTATGACGGCGCTCATTCTTATACAAGAAATATAAATGTATTTTTTGATAAATTCGTGAAATTATCTATTTTAGTTTTATCAAGTTTAACAACTTATTTTATCGCATCTCATGATGATGAAATTATTGAATCAGATCTTGATTTAGATAAAAAATTAACATTATCAACCACTCTTGTATCAGGAATAAATGCTATATTTAATTTCTCAGATAAAGCTGAAATTCACAGAGCAATTATAGCTGATTATTTACGTCTTAAAAATGAAATTAATAATTATATTAATAATATGGATACAGATATTAAAGAAGTTAAAAAGAAATATTCTGAATATTTTGAAAGATTCAATAAGGGGAATGATAAAACAGTTACTATTGGAATAGCAATATGTGCGAAAAGAAAATATAAAATTACATAATTTTTATTTAAATAAATCTATTGAATTCTATTCAAAATGAAAACTATTTATTATTATCAAACATTTATCGGTTTAAATAAACTTTTAACTCATTCACAAGATATTGATGTTATTATTGTATCTTCGATTCATTTCGGTAAAGATAAATCAGGTAAAAAAGAAATTTATCTAAATAATAATATTCCAACAAATCCTATTTTTGATCAATTATGGCTTGATACTGAAAAAATATCATCTGAAGGATGTACTATTATGCTTATGATGGGTGGAGCTGGATTAGCATACAATGAATTATTTAGTGATTTTGATACATATTATCCCCAATTAGTACAATTAATTAACGAAAAACCGTGGATTCAAGGAGTTGATTTAGATATTGAAGAATCAGTGAAACTTGATGATATTAAAATGTTAATCAATCGTTTAGTAAAAGATTTCGGTGAAAATTTTATTATTACCATGGCTCCTATAAGTATCACTTTACAACATGATGGTTCATCTATGGCCGGATTTAGTTACAAAGAATTATATTTATCTGAAGAAGGAAAACATATTCACTGGTTTAATGCGCAATCTTATTATTCTTTTTCATTTGATACCTATGAATCAATTATTAAAAATAATTATCCAGCAGATAAAATTGTAATGGGCATGGAATCCGGACAATTTAATCATGAAACATTTCAAAATGCATTGAATGAAATAAAAAAAATAAAAGATAAATATCCTAATTTCGCAGGAGTTTTTGATTGGGAATACTTAAATGCTCCCCCCGATACAAAAGACCCATCACAATGGGCCAAATTAATTAAAGAATTATAAAAAATATTTTTACTTCCTTTTTATTTTCTTACGACGAGTTCTTTTATGACGAGTTCTTTTATGGCGAGTTCTTTTAGATTTTCTTTTCTTTTTTGTACGAGATCTTTTAGATTTTCTGCTGCGGGTATTTAGTCCAGCAAGATCAGGTATACAACAACGTCTCCAAAAAGGGCGTCCAGCCGGCACATGTGCATGGGGAGCACGATCACTCACTTCTTGTGCTCCCACTTTATATATTAGATCCACCATATCCTTGCCAGACATCTTTTCAATTTCAGGCGGGTTCTCTGTGAATTGATCGTATTTATAATAAGGTATCATCTCCTCCGCTATTTGTTTTAACTTAACTTGCCCTACTTCTTTTAGAGCAAATTTACTAAGTTTACTGCAGCATTCCGTCATATTGAACGAGGATTTTGCTATCTCTAAAGCTGAGACACTTTGTTTATCCAGCCCGATTCTATCAATAAAAGTTTGGTTCACCTGCCGGAAATGCTCCAGATCTTCGGCTGAGTGTTGATATTCGCCATCAAAACCGCAGTGAGGGGATTCACACCCTGGTTCTGGTTCTGTATCGGTTGACGTCGAGAAATCCCCCCACATCAAAATGAGCTTCTGCGCCGCCTTCTTCTGCTTCGATCGCCATCCGTCTCCCATTCCAAGATGCTTATCTGGATGTATTCGCAGAATAACCTTGCGGTATTCTTTCTTCACTTCTGATTCATCCACCCCCTCTTTTAATCCCAATATCTTATATATATTATTATTGACCGGATTTAAGATTCGGTTAATCATCTTCTGTTCCCTCGTCTCAGTGCTTTGGTTATCCATTATATATTATAATATATAAATTAATGAAAGAATTATAAAAAAATATTTAATTATAATTACTTTTACAATAATCTATATTCTTTATTTTTATATTCCTTAACTGCTTTTCACATAATTCTTCTTCTTTTTTAGTTTTTGAAGTGTTATTTTACAAAACTCTGTATTATCTATACAATTTTTATATGTTCCGAATATAAAATCCATCCCCGGTAATATAATATTAAAATTACATTTATCTTCCCCTTTATTAAAGTGATGTATCATGTGGTATTTTTCTAAATATTTATAGATAAAATTATTTTATTATTAGTATTATGCATTAAATATTTATGTATATACCATTCAACGAAACTTACATTTATATATAATAATATAATTATTAATATAACCTTCATAAAGTATATATTATTTCTTTTTCATTTTCTTATGACGAGTTCTTTTATGACGAGTTATTTTACGACGAGTTATTTTATAACGAGTTCTTTTAGATTTTTTATGACGAGTTCTCTTCGTTTTCATTTTACGATGAGTTCCCCTCCGTTTTTTGATTCCCCCCTTCAAACTTCCAGGCGGCCCACCGCCGCCCCTTCCCCAGCGATGATGCAATGTCGAAGTCGCCACCCCACCCACATGGCCCTGCCTTATTATGACACGGCCATCACGAACTATTTTTATCACTTCAGGAGTGATATTGCGGTCGGAAGGACTCTGAAGATTAATTGGAATCGGCACCATCCCATCAATCTCGTCTTGGCGCACATTTTCTACCTGTACCACACGATCGAGGAGCGTTCGTGGATCGCGGCCAAACTTGATAATTATATCATCACCGGCCTTCACCCACGGGCCGCCCCTCATTTCTCCAATTATAAAATTTCTTACTCGCGGATACTCTTCCGCCGAAGCCTCACCGAAGCCGAAGCCGGAGCCGGAGCCGGAGCTGGAACTCTGCATGCCAGAAGCCCGCGGAGCACTGGAACTCTGCATGCCGAAGCGTAAGTCGAAGTCGTATCTCTCCCGTTTTTCATCGTCAGAAAGGCAAGCGTTGGCTTCGCTAATCTTCTTGAAGGCTTCCAGCGCGCCGTCCAGCTTGCACTTGTCCGGGTGGATGAGCCGGGCTGCTGACTGGTAGGCCTTCTTGATCGTGTCTTTGTCGGCGTCGTGCGTCACACCCAGGATCTCATAGAAGTTGTCGGCGACGGTGGTGATCCCGCCGCTCGCGTCGTCCGCCCGCATGATCTCATGGGAGTTGCGGGCGGTTTCTTCTATACGGGCGATGAGGGCGCGCTGACGCGCCTCAAGTGCATCACGTGGGGCGCGCTGACGCGCCTCACGTGCATCACGTGCTAATTCATCCGCACTGGCCCCCTGAAAAGTGGTGGATCGCTCCTCCGCCGCCTGCGCCGCCAGGAAATTGTCGACCGCCCGCTGCA